ATGTGTATGTTGTGAATACAGATGTTTTTCATAGTTATGTTTGTTCTGGCCCCAAAGATAGAATTGTATTACAAACAAAATTTGAAGGAAATCCTTCTTTTCAAGAATTGTGTGATTCACTTTCAAAAAATAGTTTTAGAAATATCATAAAATCATGACAGAAAAATATGGCTATTGGTATACGAATGGGTTAAAATTTTACAACAAAATTGAAGCTTTACTTTATGCATCTCGTAATGACACTAAAGTTAAATTTATGTACCATGATGATGTGTGGAAAAAATTTGACCGGTCTGTTTTAGGTAAAATACCTTTAAATCAATTATATAAAGAACGAGCTCAACAGTTGCGGGACAACTATGAATATTTAATTCTTTATTATTCTGGTGGCGCTGATAGTCATAATGTATTGATGTCGTTTATCAATAATAATATAAAATTAGATGAAATTATTGTGAATTGGCCAAAACCCTTGGTTGATGGTAAGTTCTATGAGAAAAACATTGTCGATGGAACAGCCAGAAATTACTGGAGTGAATGGGATTTTGTTGTCAAACCTGAATTGGATAAACTTAAACTTACTAATCCGGAAATTAAAATAACAATTAATGATTATACAGATGAACTGACTATAAAAAATTTAGAATCTTCTTTTGAAATTATTGACCACACTCGAGCAGGCATACTGCAATCTTTTACCGGTATAGATATATCATTGTCGAAAAAAAGAACCGGACATATTTTTGGTATTGATAAACCATCACTAGCAATACACAACAATGACATTTATATGTTTTTTAATGATTTGGCGACAACAATGTTATACGCCAATAAAACAAAAGATGATGATCCAGATAATAAAGAGTGTTTTTATTGGTCGCCAGATTTTCCTATTTTAACTTTTGAAATGGCATATCAGGCCGCCAATTATTATATCATTAATGAAGATAAAAAAAAGTTTTTGAGAATATATGAGGTAGCAAACAATGCCGTTGCTCAAAAGGGTTCACAATTTAATTTTCAGTTAAGTGTTATAATTCAAGTTCAAAATAATATTGGTAAGTTAACTTGTTATGACACTTGGGATTATAACAAATTTCAAGCTGATAAACCAAGAAGTGCAACACGACAAGACAAATGGTTTTGGTTTTTTGAATGTGGTGAATTTGATGAACTAAAAGATGCATTTTTTAGTAATGTCAAAACAGTCACTTCTGGTATAGATAAAAGATTCTTAACAAATTTTAATAGTTCAACACCAGGAATAAAAACAATGATTAGTGATATTTTTTTTGTAAGAAAAGGAAACGATGAATAAAATTATATTGGCATTTTTATGCCTACTTTCTCTCAATGTGTTTGCCGAAACAAAAGTAATTGTACCTTTTGGCCAAGGTGGTGGTGTTGAACTTTCTTTAAGACATTTTGAAAAATATGTAAATGAAAATAAGAATGTAAAATTTGTCGCAATGATGAAACCTGGAGCTGAAGGTCTTATTGGACTACAAGAACTTTCTAAATCACCGAAAGACGGTACTTTCATTGGTTATACAACTATTGGATCGGTAGCATCAGTCGTAAAAAATAACAATTTAGAGTTTGAATACATTACAGCAACTCGTAAATTTACAGCCGTGTTGGTAACCAATACAAAAACAAATGTTAAATCATATAATGATTTTTCAAAAAGAATGAAGATGGGTGTGCCATATGCGTTTGGGTATAATACACCGGCACAGTTGTTGTTTATCAACCAAGTATTGGATAATGTTAAACCAAAGACCGAAGTTGTTAAAGCTTCATACAAAAGTGTTTCTAATGTTTTGACGGATTTGATAGGTGGTCAAACTGATTTTGCCATTCTTCCTTATGCGGTTGTAAAAGACCATGTACAATCAGGAAAATTGATTATGTTAGGATCAACGAGTAAATTGAGTGTTGAACCAAATTTAGTTGCTTTTGATAGTTTGTACAAAAATTGGATCGATATTGCGGGCTACTGCTTCGTGGCACCTAAAGGCACCCCACAAGAAACAATAACTTATTGGCAAAATCTTATAAATGATTATATGAATAACTCTAAAGTAATTGAAGATTTTAAACAAGAGGAATCCACAACTTATGCATTGGGTTCTCAAAACCTTAAAAACATTATTCAAAACATTAATAAATAATGACACTCGATTTAAAAATTGAATCTTTGTTTGACATTCTTCCTGAAATGGAAGAATTGACAAATTTTCATTACCAAGAAATTACTTTGTATAAAGATAAAGTAAAATTGAATCCTGATTGGGAAGCATATAAAAAATTAGAAGATAACAATCAGTTTTTTTTATTTACAGCTAGAATCAATAAAGAATTGATTGGTTATAGTGCTTTCTTTTTAAAACCACATATACATTATAAAGATATCTTGGTTGCAAGTAACGATGTATTGTTTCTAAAAAAGGAACATAGAGTAGGAAGATTTGGATTAAAATTAATTAAATATTCCGAACAAAAAATGAAAGAACTTGGTGCCAACAAAATTACCTGGCACATAAAGTCGTCAAATGACTTTAGCCCAATACTTCATCGAATGGGTTACATTGATGAGGATATCATTGTTGGTAGAATGTTATAGGAAAAATAAAAATTCATAAATATCTACAAATTACCTCGGAAAAACAGCAACAAGAATATTCCAGATGGGTGGAAAAAATGGTTTATACTCCATTGTTTCCGGACTGGTTTTATAGTTATTTTGTTATTCCTAATTTAGAAATTATTAGGGAGGAATTGAAAAAATTAATAAATGAACCAAATAAACAAATTTATGCAACAAACGCATCTTATTATAATATCGATGCTGTTCATGTATATAATTATTGTCCAACCTTAAAGAAATATTTAAATAGTGTTGGTTTGCAAAATAAATTTCGTAGAATTTTGGTTTCAAAAAAAGTCATATTAAACAATATACATAAGGTTCATGTTGACGCTTACAGCCCATACATTTCAACACACTCCATAAACATAGGTATATCAGATTATGAAAATTCTTACACAGCTTGGTTTAAAACTGACAAAATTAAATTAATTGATGCAATGAAAGATGGATTGAATCCTAAAATAAATTATGGATGGTTACCTCGGCATGACGCTACAGAAATTAAAAGGGTTCTTTGGGATGAAAGGCCTTTATTGGTCAACACAACAATATTACATTCTGGTATTTCTGATAATATCAATAGAACAATTTGTGGTTTAAGATTTCATCCAGAATTAACAAATGAAGATATTATTCGATTGGGAATAAAAAATCCACACATACAAGAATATTAAAATGAATGCTAACAATTTGTATTCTAAATGTGAGTTTAGTGAATTTCAATTGAATGCAATGAGGCAAATTTATTACAAATATTTTGCTAAAAATATGACCAGTGATTATGAAGGTAGAGCTATTGTTGCCATATGGGAAAAAGATGGTATATGGGAACCATCTAAAGGTAAAGACATAAATCATTTTAATAAAGGATTTGTTTCTGAAGAATGTAGATTGGATCCTCTCTGGAAACAGTTTTCAGACTTGTTGCCATACATGAGTAAATCGGCTTCAATAACAAAAATAAACCCAGGACAAATAATGAGTCCACATGTTGATAGGAAATGGCGACCTGAAGCAATTTATTTTCCAATAGATGGATGTTCTGAATTGTGTGTTTCTGAGTATTATGATTTACCAAAAAAACAAACTAATAATAATCAAGTTATTTCTAATTTTCCATTGCCAATATGTACATATTCAGTTTATGGAAATGCTTATCTGACTAATGTACATGAATGGCATGGAGTTAAAAATTTAAGTGGCCAGGAAAGAATTGCTGTGGGTTGGAATTTTAAAAATTGGAAATGGGATTATAAACATTGTAAACAAATACTAAAACGTTTGGGTTACATTGATGAATAATTGTTGGTACAAATTAAAAGTTGATTGTCCGGTTATTAATCCGCAATGGAATTTTCCAGCGCCAAATAATTCTTCAGGCAACGGAGTTTGGAGACTAAACATAAAAGATATTGTCGATGCGGAATGGTTAAAATACATTGAAAAATTAAATATTCCTATTGTAAATCATGCAATGTTATTTTATAGACCTTCAAATTTTAATACAAATTTTGCACACATAGATATAAAAGTTGGAAGTGTTGATTGTGATATATCTGGATTAAATTTTGTGGTGGGAGGGGAAGATTCCGATATGATTTGGTATGAATTACCAAAAAAAGAAAAAAAAATATTATATACTGTAGCGGGAACTCCATATATTAATTGGCCAATTGATGAATTAAAAGAAATTGATAAAACACGAATACAATCTAATTTAACACTAGTGAGAGTGGATATTCCTCATGCAATAATGATGGGGGAAAAACCAAGATGGGCTATTAGTATTCGTCTAAAAGGAAATATTAAAACTTGGGACAAAATGGTTGAAGTGTTTCAAGAATTAAATTTATTGGATAAAAGATGATGTTAACTTTACCACAATTTAAAATGCAAAAAGAAAGAATGGAAATTTGTTCTAAATGTGAGTTTATGGTTAATAAAATGGTAGCAATGTGTTCCGTTTGTAATTGTGTTTTAAAAACAAAAACACTTTTAATTGACACAAAATGCCCCAAAAATAAATGGTAACTATGAATAATTTTTTTATACCGTTAAAAAACTTTTTTGTTGATATAGAAAGGCTGACAACCGAAATAGATAAATTTGTTAAACCAAATACTTGGAATGAAATAAGTTATCATTATGATGAACACACACCTTATAGAATACACATAGCATTAAAAACTAGTCCTGATACAATATGGAGATTCAAAGAAAATGGAAAAATTACCGAAATACATCAGCCCGCCGATGGCATACCGGTATTAATTAAGACGAATAGTCTGGAACATTCAGTTTTTATTCCTATTGAAACAGAAAGAGTGCATTTGTGGTATCAGTATCATCATGAAATATCAAATGAAGTATTGGAAAAAATAAAAAATGTTTAAATTTTGCCCCCCTAAAGTCCTTGCTGACTTAAAATCCGAAACCTTTCCTGATGGTAAACGTTACTACACACTAGAAGATGGTACGAAGTTACCATCGGTCACCACAGTTCTTGGTGCTCAGAAGAAAGAAGCTATTATGAAATGGCGTAAGAGAGTTGGTGAAGAAGAAGCCAATCGTGTATCAAAGAAGGCAACTAGTCGTGGCACCAATGTACATACACTATGTGAACGATATTTAAATAATGAACCGTTAGGTGATATTATGCCTGATGCTGTTGAAATGTTTAGAACACTTAAACCATTACTCAATCGCATTAACAATATTCATTATCAAGAGTGTGCCTTATGGTCTAAACAATTAGAAATGGCAGGTAGGGTCGATTGTATTGCTGAGTTCGATGGTGAGTTATCCGTAATTGATTTTAAAACATCCAAGAAGATTAAATCAAGTGCAGACATTGAAGATTATTATTGGCAAACGGCAGCATACGCTTTGATGTATGAAGAAATGATTGGCATACCTATAAATAACTTAGTTATTATTATGGCGGTTGAAGATGAACAGCCATTGATATTTAAACAACAGACACAAGACCACATTCTTGGTTTGGTAAAAGCTATACAATTTTATAAGGACCAATACAAATGACAACCGTGATGACATTTAAATTCCCAACTTGGCCACCTGTTTTTTGGGATGTGCCTGAAAATTTTATTCAAACCAGAGATGAATATCTAACCACAAATAAAATAATTGATAATTATAAAGTTGAAAATGAAAACCAAAAAACGGTAGTTTTTACTACAATTTTTAAAGATGCCGAAACTTTTGAAAAATGGAAATTAGAACCAGCTGTTGAATCGTTTTTTAATTACAGAAACGACTATTGTAAAAATAATGGTATAGAAAAAACGGCAGAATTTTTTTAAAACTAATTACACACATAATTATAATGACCAAAAATGGTAATTCTCTAAGTATAAATACTAATAGTACAAACACTAATACGAAAGAAAAAAATGAGTAAAGATAACTTCGAAAACTATTCGGAAGAAAAAATTGAACAGAGATTAGGTACATTGATAGTACTTGCAGCCGGTTTGACCGTTTTGTTTACGGTATTTTACCTGTTCGGTTAATTACCAGTTTCACATTGTAAGATAATTGCAGCAACCGCTTGACATTTATGTTGGATTAGTATACACTCCAAGAATGTAGATTAACTCTGCATAAATAAAGTACCAGCAACACACAAACCGCTGGTAATACACATAAACACACACAAGGAGAAGTAAATGAGTATGACACCTTATGAGATTCGGCTAGAACTCTTAAAAATGGCCAAAGAAATGCTCACCGATGACTATTATGGCAAGCGTGAAGTTATTTCAAACGAGTGGACAACCAAGGTAGAAGAATCCAAGATTAACGGAACTCCTTCACCACAACATCCAGGTTTTCCACCATTTCCCTCCGAAGAAGAAATCATTAAAAAAGCAGAGATGCTCAATGGTTTCGTTTCTCAAACCACTCCACAACCTGAAGTAAAAATTACAAAGAAAACGAATTCGTAATTGGAGAAATCTGGCCGCCTGATGTTTGGTGGCCAGAACATCAAAAAGGAAGAAAGATGTATTTCAACAAAAAAGTAACTAATAAATTTTTAATTGCAACCTCAGTAATATTAATTGCGGTTAATCTATTCGTGCCTGTAGCAAAAGCTCAGGTAGAAAAACAAACAATGAAAGTTGCCAGTCAACATTTCAATAATGAAATTCAATGTTTAGCTGAAAACATTTATTATGAATCTGCTGGTGAATCATTTGAAGGTAAATTGGCAGTTGCACAAGTAACACTCAATCGTGTAAACTCTGGCAAATTTCCAAACACCGTTTGTGGTGTAGTAAAACAGAAAGATGTAATCAATGGTAAAATGATTTGCCAATTCTCTTGGTTCTGTGGCCATGTATACTCGATGGTTCGTAACCCATATCAATGGGAAGAATCGGTACTTGTTGCAAAGAAAGCCTTGACAAGTGAAGTTGCTCATGTTACACTCCATAAAGAGAAAGCAATGTTTTATCATGCCAATTATGTAAAGCCTAATTGGAATTTACCAAGAATCACACAGATTGGTAATCACATTTTTTATAAAGAGAGAAGTAAAATATAATATGCCAACAAAAAGTGAGATTAAAGATTTTAGTATGATGATTGAAGAATTGGCATCCAAATTGAGATGTAATCACATGGATGCCATTCTACAACATTGCAAAGAAAAAGGATTAGAAGTTGAAGTGGCATCTACATTAATTTCTTCCGCACTCAAAGCAAAAATTCGTGAAGAAGCACAAGAATTAAATTTGATTAAAAAGAGTTCAAAACTCCCTCTATAATTTGTTATGACAGAAAATTCAGGTTTTGCCGCATATGCATTATGGAATGCCTTGAAGTTGCATTTTACTTCCGAATCTTACGATTACTTTAAGTATAACGGAAAAACAAATGTATCTAAACAGACATTCACCATCAACAAATCAAAATACCAATTCTATAAATTATCCCGTAAATACGATATAGAAGAATTAAAAAACTTCTATATTGCCAACTTTATCCAAGGTAAAGGTGATTGGGTGGGCGACTTACTTCAGGATGGTGATGAGAACTATACCAAGTGGCAAAAAACCCAACAGAGCTTGACATATACCTTTGAGAATGATATAATGTATATGTTTGATAGTGTTGATGGTGCTGAGTTCTGGCATATTGATGATTACTTTAAACCAATCGATGGTGGTTGGCCAATGTTAATTACCAAAATGATGCACGATAAGATTTCATTGGAAACAGTTTGTATCCTAGTTGATATACTTGGTTGTATGCCAAAATGGGAAAAACAAATCACCGAAGATATTATTTGGCCAACACACCGAAGAATTATAAAGAAATATACACCGTTTATACAATACGATAAAGAAAAGTTTACGAAGTTTTTAAAAGAAAAGATTAAAGAATATGCATAAGATTACCAAGATTTACTTGGACATGGATGGTGTGATTGCTGATTTCAATAAGCGATACAAAGAATTGTATAAGATTGAACCAAAAGATGCAGACACATACAAAACATTTGATAAGTTTTTTACCATGTTCATTGCTGAAAGACAGTTTGCCAAATTAGATTTAATGCCTGATGCTCTGATGCTAATTAACTACCTCAGGTCATTATCAATACCAACAGAGATTCTATCTTCAACATCATCCGAAAAGCGTGATGCAGAAATTAGAGAACAAAAAATTGATTGGTTGAATAAACACAACATTGAGTTTCCTGTTAATTTAGTACCAGGTAAAAGATTTAAGAGAGATTTCTCTAATGAAAATTCACTATTGATTGATGATACTTCACAGAACATCGACCAATGGAGAGTAGAGGGTGGTATTGGTATACTTCATACTGATGCTATGACCACCATCGGTATTTTGAAAATGTATACTTGACATTGGATAAATATTCTTATATAATGAATAATGTGGACAAGCCGTTTTATACACCGTTAATAATCCGTTTATACGAAAGGAAGTAAATTATGAGTTCATTTGCGAACCTCAAACGCCAATCTGGCAACCTCGATAAGTTATCTAAAGCAATCGAGGCACTCAATACCTCATCCGAGGGTAACGAAAAATCCGATAATTTCTGGCGACCAGAAGTAGACAAAGCTGGCAACGGCATGGCTACGATTCGTTTTCTACCAGCACCTGCTGTAGATGGCGATGATGCATTACCATGGGTCAAAGTATTCTCACATGGATTTCAAGGTCCTGGTGGTTGGTTAATTGATAACTGTTTAACCACCAAAAATCAACAATGTCCTGTGTGTGAACACAATTCTGCATTGTGGAATTCTGGTATCGAAGCGAATAAAGATATTGTTCGTAAACAAAAACGTAAACTAAATTACATTGCCAACGTTTATATTGTGTCCGACCCAAAACATCCTGAGAATGAAGGTCAGGTTAAATTGTTTAAGTTTGGTAAGAAAATCTTTGATAAGATTACTGAAGCGATGAATCCTCAGTTTGAAGATGAAACAGCAGTCAATCCATTTGATTTATGGAAAGGTGCCAACTTCAAATTAAAGATTCGTAAGGTTGAAGGTTATCAGAACTATGACAAGTCTGAATTTGAATCATCATCTCCATTGTTGAGTGATGATGAT